TTGGCGTAAGACCTGCTCAGAGTGGGCTGCTGATTGGAACGGAAGCCCCGCCGTCTTTAGCGGCGGGGTAGGTCACTTCCGTTGTGATGCATTCCAAGCACATGATGGGCGCATCACACGATTGCCACGTTGAGTAAGTAGCGGGAGAAATCCAAACATCTTGTTTACATTTCTCACACTGGACCGTTCGAGAATTCGGCACCGCTGATGGGCCGTATTTGGTGGGCATACAGGCAAAAATCATATTGCCTGCGTCTGCTTCTTTGTTGATTTCCTCTTGAGAGGCGACCTTTATATCGACGCCACCGATGTTGATTGTTTCGTCCATTAAATCCTCCAAAGGAATTTCTTCCCGGCCTCAGTAGAGAGATATTTCGGGTCAGGAGTGATGCCTACTCGTGGCAAGTCCAGACGGTCAGCATCCCAACATACACCAATCGTCGGGTCGTTGCTAGTCTGGCCATCGTTGTGGTACTTGCAAGCCTCTACCAATTTGTTTAATTGATCCCGATTGATCTTGAGTCGCCCTTCCTCGAATAGTTCTTCTGCCCATTTAGCAGAGCGATGCCCGTGTTCGGGGTCTTCATCTTCGTTTTGCCGCTTGCTATCGTGGACCAGAGCAAACAGTTGGGCCACGGTCTTGTCGGCCCCCGGTGTGTTGTTCGCCAAGAACACTGCATTCTTTTCTACCTTCTCCCAATGCCAAAGTCCATGAAAACTTCCCGCCCGAACCAAAGAAAATCGGGACCACGCCTCTTTCAACACCGATTCCATCCAACCGGGTCGCTTTGCAACCTTCTGGCAGGGTTCGATTTTGAGACGGCTGGGCAGGGTGACGATTTCGTACTCCCCTCGCCCAAGAAGGACGCCGATAATGTCCTTTTTGTTGACAATGGCTTGTACGACGCCGTTCTTTTTGTGATCGAATCGTTGAGCGAACCAACGGGCACGCCAATAACTGAGCGTCCAGCTATACCCGCTTCGATTGATTCCCTGATGGCCTCGATAAATGATGAATTCTTCCGGCAAGCCCTCAAGGAACTTCCGTTCTTCATCATTCATAAAGTGTTCTTTATCGCCACGGCTGCTCAATAGAAGCATGGCGACGATATGCTTGTATTGCCAGATATTTTCGCTATCTGACCAGATGCTTCCCAAATTGTCCCAATAATCCTTGTCGGACATTAGGTTTTCAATTTCGACAAACTTCTGGAAGCGATAGGGACGTTCGTGGATGTAGAGATAACTACTCCATTTCTGCTCTTCCATCGCTTTGGCAGCATATTCTTTCTTGGCTTTTAGTTGAGCGTTATACATGGCATTCATTGCTTCCATGTATGGGACGCCGAATACAAGTGGGTGCTTGAGAGTAGGCCAACCAAGCGCACCCCGACCCTTCTCAAGCCAAGGCTTGAGTTCCGGGTCAAGGGCTTCTTGACGTTTCAGGACTTCTTCAAAAGATTCGATATTCATTGGATATTCTCGTAGGAATCAGGAGGGCAAATGAGAATGAAATTCTCTTCGGCCTCTGTGACCGCCTCGATTTGTTGGATTGTATTGAGAACTTTTACTTTCTGCACAATTCCTACCGTACCGGCTGGTACTTCGTCAGCGTTGATAACTTTGATTTTCGTGCCGACCCTCGGTCCAATATTTTGTGGTTTTCTTGCTGCATGGGCAGTATAAGTGACGCTCGTATTTTTTACGTCACCGAAGAATGCGCCAGCACGAACCATTACGGGTTTGCGGAAAATGATCTTTCGCTCCCGAAGGCCCGGTCCATAGGGCTGGTTGGCAAAATGCCCCCGCCGCCAGTGGGAACGTGGCGATTTCTTGAGCAAATCCATTTCTTGAGCAAATCCATTTCTACAGCTTCGCCTTCGGGTACATTCTCCACGACTTCATCATAAAACTCGACCTTTTGATCGAATTTCAAAAGATTGACAGAGGCGGCAAGGTTTGCTTGTGCTTCCATCGCCCGCCGTGTTGGAATATTGCCACGACGCTTAGCCCGTGCTTCCTGTTGCCATTGTTTATACTTTTGTGGATCGAGTGGCCCATAATCCTTGACGGAATACAGGCTCATCATCATGGCGAAATTTACACCAAGCCTCTGTACGTTTTCAGCAGCATTGCATTCGGCATCAGCCAAATTCACTAACCCCTCGTTGCGATTGGGCCGGTTGCCGATGATGGCATCTTCAATAGTTTTAAATTCTTCTCGCCGGGGTGTGACGTGAGTAATCACGTTACTTCGGTTGAAGAAGGCACTGACGTTGATGAATTTCTTTTGATCGTCATGATGTACCAAAACAAATTTTGGTGTATCAGGAATGTTGTATTCCTGTTTGAGAGTGTTCCCGTATTCTGGTGGGATTTCCAGAATAATGACGGGATATGGTTGCTTGTAATCATCAAATGAATACGAAGCAGACGAATGCTGCAATGCCTCACATTGCTCTGGAAGCGGGCGAAATAGCTTCGGCCCACCAGCCAAAGATTTGCTGAGGGTGTAATACCAAAAAGTCCCGATAGGGTCTATTTGGAGTACATCGAGAATTTTGTTAAATTGCCGCCAGAATTCAGGGGGATGGCTTTTGAATTCTTTCTCCCCCACGACAATGACGGGTTCATCGGGGTGCTTGGCCTTATATGCATCGGCTTCGCCGTGCTTTGGGACAAGCATGAATTTAACAGGCCGTACTGAAATGGCCCGGCGTTCCGAGAGTGCTTTGTAAACAATCCACTCTTTTCTGCCGAGCCATGTCAGTACGGGAATATTCTCTTTGTGATCCAAGAACGTGAAGTCCATGACCACTCCCGTATTTATTCGTAATCTTCAAGGCGGAAGAAATTGCAATCTTTGTCGATATAGTTTTTGGTTCCGCCCTGAGTAATAAACCAATACCATTTCGACGGGTCTTGCGGACGAATCGAATCACCGTATCCGTCAGTAATCACAAATACCGCTTCGGGATATTTGCAGTTTTCCTGATTCATGACGGCCTGAACATGCTTCTCCAAGATGGAAAAGCTAGTGCCACCACCACCATAAATTTTCTTGGACGCCAAGGTGGTTTCCTTGACGACCGTATCGAAGCAGAACAGGCGAACATCGAATCGTTCCGTGGGAAGACTCTCGGCGGCGGTGAAAAACCGATCCTTGAGTCCCCAACATGAACCCGAAGTATCAAGGAAGAAAAACACCTTGATCTTTTTCTTTTCATTTTCATGTTCTTCGACTTCCATATCGGAAGGTAAGAACATATCACGAGGCAGGAACGTCAACCGGCGCTGGACTCGTGCCCATTGCTCAATATCCTTGTCTTTTTCAACAAGATATTTGCTCGCCCATTTCTTGATGACGGTTTCCCACTTCTTTTTCTTTACGACCTTGCCGATTTTGGCAAAGACCCACTGACCACCAGTGCCGGTTCCGGCCTGCTGGTTTTTTGCATCCTTGGGCGGATTCTGAAAATGCTTGTCCACCATCGACTTGAGGGGTTTCTTTTCATCCTCAGTCAATTCCTTGGACAAATTGTCAATGACTTTGCCCCAAGCGTCGGACTGTTCCTCGCCCATCATCGAGTGATCGTCAAGCGAACCACCCGGTTGACCGGGGCCAGCTTCCCCGTCACCGGGTCCACCATCGCCGTACATCTTCTCGAATAGGTTGTAGTAATGCTCGAACATTTCGTCGTCTTTGGGCATGGGTTTCTTGTCCTTAAAGACAGTATCCACCCAGCAAAGACCGCCGTTAGCCTCTTGTTCCGGTCCCCACGGCTTGCCCTCGTCAATAGCCATTTGTTTGAAAATGGGCTTGATAACATCGTCAATTTTCTTCCGGTCGAAGCCAAAGCCCCGCACCAGATTATGATTGACAACAATATCCAAAGCAGAATTGGCTGCACGCCGATTGATACCGGCATCACGAATACGGATGCCGTGATTCAAAATAACGTGCAGTGCTTCGTGGCAAATTACGAATAACTTGCCATTAAAGTCCAAACGCTGCCAGAATGTCGGATTGAAGTGGAAGTAAACAAATTCCCCCACTTCATCAAACTGTACAGCAGCGGTGGGCAAATCCTCGTTGAATACGGGCTTGCCCATCTGCCATAGCTTGTAGAAGACTGCGTGGTGCCCTTCAAGGGCCATCGAAATCTCCAACCATTCATCGTTGGTGATTCGAGGCAGGGCCATAGTTTTCATGAAGTCGGCCATTGTTTCCTCACTTGGGTTGCACGAGTTTGTGGCTCAAGCCAGCCTCATTCAGCTTAGTCATAAGGGCCACAAATCGCCCACCGTGCCGACTCAGAATCATCGACCAGTTGTGGCCGGTGTTCCGATGGATTTCCTTGATGCAGTGGTTGACCACGCCCGGCAGCTTGGCAAACGGCGGGCTTGTCAACGATGCGGGCCACATCTTGCCCACCAATGCACTAAGCACTTCCAGAGCATTCAATGCTTGGTCTGCCGTCATGTCTTTCGGAAGGCTCTTCTCGATCTTCTCATACGCCGACTGTTGCAGTTGCGGAGTATTGGCATCCAATCGGCGTAGTTGCGTCAGGATGCCGGTGAATGCCGCTGCGGACTCGCCAGTGTAGTGTGCTTCTGCTACTTCACTGTCGCCGCCGCTGCTTTTGGTGGCGAAGGCACGAGCCAACTCTTGGTTCTGTTGAAGAACTTTGCGAATTTCTCGTCCCGTTTTCTGGTCGGTGCCAGCCTTGAGAATTTCGTCACAAACATTCATGAATACCGGAATTTTGTCCGAATTCGTGATGATATGCTTGCGAATTTTGGCATTATCCGCCATCGAGGAAGCAATCTTTTCCTTCGAGATAAGCGGCAGGAAGAAATTCATCAGAGTATCCGACTCTGGAATGAACTTCATCGCTGCGGCGAAGTTATTCTCGTTGGAAAGGAATGTCCGTGCCCCGGCAACGTCGTTGGCTTCCATCAATTCCGAAAGCCGGTCGGAAGTCGGCCCGGTATTGAGGGCGTTCGCCAACTTGCTGACGCCAGCCTCATGCGGAATAACATCCCGAATATCTCCGTGTAATTGGAACATATTCAGGGCGTATTCGAGACGCCGGGGCGAGACGACATTCTGCATTTCGGGGGTCAATTCCTTCCACCAACCGATGGCGGAATCGGCCAAGCGACGACCAAATTTCTGCCGGAACCACTCGGTATTCGGCAAATAAGGGATGGTCGTAATAACGTGGTAGCGGTCCTGCTGAGCAGGGTCCAACTTTTCCACGTCGTAGGTTTCATCTTCGTCGTCGTCGGGGTTGATCGCCGCCCAAACGATCTTGAGATTCGGGAATTTCTCGCCGTTGATGGATTTGAATTGCAGCAATTCCATCACGGCATTGCGAACCTTCTTCGGGCTACGGTTGAATTCGTCAAAGAATAACGCTTCGACTTCGCCAGTGGCAAAGGTGCGAGGACGAACCAACTCAAGATAGTTGAATTGACGACGGTTTTCGACGCTCTGCACTACCTTTTGAGCAGATTCGCCTTTCAGGTGCCAATTCTTTTCGATCCATTCCAAAGCAAGGGATTGGTCGATGTTGATAAGTTCACGAATAACTTCAAACTGGTCGGAGCCGAATTTGCCTTCGGACTTTTCCTTGGGGACACCAACGAAGTCAACCCAAGGGTCCATTGTGGACGCCGAGAAATACCGCCAGTTTAAGTTGTGTTCATCGAAGGCTTGCTTGACCATAGCGGTCTTGCCGACGCCGTGCTTGCCGATAAACAACACGTTGAGGTTGTTCTTGATCCAAAAACCCAGCTTATTCTGAATGTTGACGGCCATCAGTCCGCTCCGAATTGCGATGAGGGAGTTAGTCTGCTGCGATTATACCACAGTTTTGTTATGTGGTAAAGCAGTTTTGCTTGCTACGCTACATATACGGAAAAGTTCTTCGCACTCCCAGATAAAAAAATAGCCCGGTGAATATTCACCGGGCTATTTTCGCCGGATATTCGGGACTACGACTTCTTCGGCATTTCCCAGCCGGGCAACCACTGGAAAATATCCTCGTCCCGTTCATAGAGTTTGTCGATCTTTTTGTCCGTCATGAGGGCGTTGATGGCCCCCAAGGTTTTACGGTACGACAATCCCTGTGCGTTAATGCGTTGGGCACGCATTCGCTGCAAACTCACGAACAGGGCACGGGCCGGATCGCCGTCATCGCTGAACTTGATTTCACGGAGCCGTTCACAGAACGGTTCGATCTTCTCGGCACCGTACCACATATACGCCTTGGCGACAGCGGCTTGCACTTCCGCCCGGCCTTGTGGCAGATGAGTGTGAATCCAGTCGATGACGTGTTCCCACTTGTGGGCGAATGCCGCCACTTCGGATTCGGTGTATCGAACCTGCTTGCTGCTCAATCCCTTCATCAGCGCCCGACAGAAACCGGCAATGCGATTGCTTGCCAATTTCGAGTCCACAATCAGCTTCAAACGGTCGCTGAGTGGACGGACACGCCCGGAGTCGATGACGAATCGTGCCGTAGTCAGCACGTTAAAGGTGAAGTAAAGCGGGATTTCGATCTGCCCGCCTTCTTCCCAGATTTCTTTGATTGCCGTCAGCCGGTGACGACCGTTGTAGACCTTGTTCTGGTAGTCCACACCGATTGCTTCGTCGGTGGGAATCCACGAACCATTGAGCATGTCCCGTTTGTACTTCTCAACAGTTGAACGGTCAAGACGACGATTGCCTTCGTCTTCCAGCCAAATGTTGTCGAGACAGGTCTTTGCCATTGGCCCCGTCAGCATAACGTACTATAACGTACTCGCTATACTGATTCTGGTTGCGGGGGAAAGCGAACCACGGCTTGTCTTTGCCGTTGCAGGCAAACAGGTAGTATTCCTGATTCGTCTTGGCCTGCTTGCAGATTTCCTTGTGACGACGCTGCTCTTCCGATACAATCTCGTCGGTGATCTTGCCAACAGGACTGGTCGGAGCGGGCTTGTGCTGTGGCTGTTGCTGATTTGCAACACCCGGCAATGGCTTATCAGGAGAGACAGGCTGAACCTGCGGTTTCTCTTCGTGCAAGAAGCGATGCTTCTGCAAGACCATATCCGCAACACTGGTGCGGCCAACGCCGCCAAAGAGGGGTTGATTCACTGGACCTAGACCTCCTGCGAGTTGTGACTTGCGCATCTGTTCGGCTTGCTGTTCCTTCGCACGCTTCTCGTTCTGACGCCGGATACGTCGCTTAGAACCCATAAATGCCTCGTCGTTTAGAACTGATGGGACACCGAATCGACAACGAAGTGCATTCTACCACAGATTTGTCGGTTGTAAAGCTGCGGGAATCCCAGCAACAAAAAAACCGCAAGTCTTAGAAAACTAAGGACTTGCGGTTCAAACCCAAACCGGGTTTTCGCTCATGAAAAGACAGAAAATCAGTTTTTGTCGGTTCGCTTGTAGTTCGAGAAGTTGAAAGTTAGAGCGTGCGTGACGATCTTGCTGCCCGTGCTGTAGTCGTACTTGACGGAATGATCTGTGACGGTGACGCCTTCAAAAATTTGGGTGTACAACTTTGTTCCTGCGGCGCTGAGGGCCACCAAAGTCCAGCGGTCTTTTGATCCTTCTCGAATGATCTTCTCGATCCAATCGAAGGTCTTGGCATCGACCACTTCGTATACGTTTACTTTTAATTCCTTTTTGATGTAATTTATTTCTGTGTCTTTGATTAACCATTCAAGGTCTTTGAATAGTTCAGAATAAACTTTGAATCTAAAAGCAAATGGCAATTTGTCTGCGGCCAAATATGGGTTATCTTTTCCAGACATATCTACTTTATCGGTCATCTATCTCCTTAATCGAATATTTGTAATTGATTCTTTTCTGATATAAAAACATTCTCTCCAAACGCCAATTCAAACCATACGTTGTAAATTCCACATTCGAGTTCATTCGTGTCTAGGAAATAGTAAGCATACATTTTTTCCCGATAGTCCACGAGGGCACGATCTACTAACAGGCGTAAATCTTGTTCTGCCGGGACACACTCCCCGCAGGCAATTTCAATAGATACCCGTAAATCTGAGACTATGGCGAGATTTTCGTAGTAGGGTAGTATATCGGACCCTCGTGGGACATTCGGGGTTATTTGTATGATTATGTATCTCTTTGTTCCCTTGCGTATTTTGTTTGGTCTGAAGGCAAAGCTGAAGTCATATATCGGTGGTACAGGAGAAGTAAACCATAAGTCGGGATAAATTACAAAGTTATTTGTGATACAAGCTGTTTGACATTCGCCGTCCTCAAATGTCACATACCAAGCATCGACATATCTCCCGATTGTATAAAGCGGATCGGCAATCGGGACTTCAATTAAATATTGTCCGGTGGCTTCTTGAACAACGTCATCGGCAGAAATTGTTTGCACCAGTCTGCGACCATCTGGATTGGTGGAACTAACTTCATTGGGATCAAGGAAATAAATTTCTATCTTTTCGATAGACTGCACATTTCTACGGTTATTGGAATTGTATGTCAATAACCGTAGACGCACGGTGTCACCGCAGACCGGATTTTGCATTCTTTCTTTGGTTGCCACTTATCTTATCTCCTTCTTGAAGCTGCTTGGGCCTTTCTTCTCTGGGCTTCCATTGCTTCGTTTTCTTGTTCTTTCTGCTGGACAAACCTATCAATTAACCACTTTCTGGTATTGATAGGCATAGACATGCTGCTATGCAGCCCTTGACGCAAGTGATACATGAAGAAGAATTGCTCTTCTAGCAAGTTTTTCCCCAAAGTTAGGCTTGGATGTTCTCGGCCTTCTTCTTCCGGGGGAAGAAAAAATTTGCTTCAAGAGGCAAGTCCATTTCAAATTCTTGGAGGCAACTTGGGCAGAAAATTTCCACGTTTGTATCCACGCCGAATGGTGGCTCATTGATACAGTTGCGGATATGAGCAACGTCATTGATCGGCAAATTCTTCAAGAGAATTTGAAGCTCAGACTTGTCAGTAATTCCGTCAATATCTTCGAGCAACATCGACGTTCTGTGAGTCAAGGTGTCGTCTGCCGCTTGATCGCCGTAGGTCTTGAGTCTTCGATCACGATATTCTGTGATTTCTTGTTCATCACGACCTGTGGAAAGACGGTAATGGAAAACCAAACCAGTTGTTGGCAATGTGTCTTCGAGCATTGGGCCGAATTCGTCTGGGCAATGCTCAACATAAAGGCTTGCCAAATCAATATCAGCCGAGAATTTCTTCTCGCACTCTGGGCACTTTACTTCTACATCGTAGTGATTTGAGTAAGAAATACCACGAAGATAAATCAAAAGATAAGTTCTGTCAGCAGTCAAAAGATTTTCTGGTTGGAAGTTTTCCATCATACAACGCTTGAAAATCATGTTGATGGCTTGGCCCTTCCGAACGAATCTCGGTGTGGCAAGAATTTGCTCTTCTTCGCCGGTCATTTGACGGATACTGAGGATGCCGTTGCTTGGACCATTTACGCCGTCGTAGAACTTGCCCTTAGATGGAAGTTGAACTTCTTCGTAGTTAGAAGTCGAAGACTTCAACTGTTGCAAAAGGTCTTTCAAGTGACCAGAGTGAGTATCGTGACGAACAATTTCTGGACCTTGCTTAGCTTCGTTTGTAAATCTCTTGCTTCCCTTACCGGCTGGTCTTTCCTTTAGAGAAGAAAATGGCTTTGGTGCTGCCGCCCCTACTTGCTCGCTTAAAGGAACATTGGGGTCGGATTGCTGGGCCATCTTGAGTGCCTGCAAAAACTCCTTGGGTACATTTCCTTTGACCTCTACGCTGCCTGCGTCTGGCTTAGATTCTTGTTCATCATCACTCAATGCTTTGCGAACGGCTTCGGCCTTCTTTAATTCGTCATCATCTACTTTTCTTGGACGGAATACATCGTCTGCCATATTTTTCTCCTTGTACTACTCTTTTAATTCGAGCGTCTAATTTCATCATAGTGTGGTTGAATAAATTTTGAGGCCGATTTCATGATACTCAATTTGCAAAATGTAGAAGATTTAGTTTTCTTCGACAAAAAGGTATGGGACACTCTCCCAGAATTTCGACCTCTTTTTGAGCAATGGGCACTCAGTAAAAGAGTGCCCGGTATGCAAAACTTAGGCAAACGCAGCCTAATTGATTTCTTGAACTCCCTAGAAAAATCCCATTTGGATAAGCTAGAAGAGTATTTCCACGATATAATTGTACTGGATAAAATTGATTATCACACAGTCCAGAATTATAATGGCAAGATAGACGAAATCCAATCAGAATTGTGTAGATTCGAGGGATTTGTAGATTTTTCGGCCTATCGCAAAGGCGACCAAATAAGTTTAACATTCTGGAAATGAGGTAAAAATGACCACTTTAGCTTTTTTGATGTTTATTTTGACAACCATCGGGATGGCCCATATCATTGTCGATGGTTCTATTTTTGAAACGCCAAGAAAATTGATTAAGGAATATTCGGCCAGAGCTAAAAATTCCTCCTTCAATTTGAAGGTGATCCTTACTGCGGTTGCAGCGGCGGTGTGCGTCCTTTGGACATTTAAGTTTGGATTTACAGGACTTCCATATTTTGCAGCTTTGATGGTCGTGCTAATTCTATGGGCCGACTTTGGCTCTGTTGTTGATTGTTATTTGTGTTCTGGTACTTGGGCCGGTTTCCTGATGGGCAATATATGGTTGACCCAAGACCCATTGCAAATTTTTGCTTGTGGATGTGCGGGTGGTTTCGTAGCTAACTTAGCAGCAATGCTTTTGAATTGGATCGAAGCATCAACCATAGTCAAGTTACCAAGTGACGACAAAGAGGAATAATGTCCCTAAAACGCTATCAATTATATTGTGAAATCTGCGGCTATAAGAGATTAACTGATGGAACCGATATTCAAGATTTGGTTCCGGTCAAAACGTCTAAAATACAACACGAATTGCCCTTTATCGACCCGATGACGAAGAAGACCGTTACGCCTCCTTATAAAGCACAACGCCTTCGTTTCAAATGCCCAAAATGCGGCAGGGTCATTATGTCTAAACAAATAGAATTTGTCGAGGAAGTAAATGAAACTGGTAACACTGCTGGACGTGAAACAGGCTCTTCGGGACTCCCGATTTCGTGAAAGTCTACCGAAGTCTCTTAATGAAGATGTTCAAAAATATCTGAACAATCCGGGTTGTGCCTGCAATACGCCACTCTATCGTAAGATACTCAAGGAATGTACAGAACAACTAAAGTCGTATTTCCCCAATCGCTCTTTATCAAACATAGACGAAGAAATCAAAAAGTTGGCAGAGAACAACTGGACTGTCATCAACTGTCATATTAACGAGCTTGAAGACAAAATGCGTAAGCTGCCAAAAGGTCGCAAACAAATCGCTATGACCCGCTATGAAGATCAAGTCACGGTAATCATTAACGAACTTGAGATTTTATTCTAATTGCTTTGGAGATTACCTCGTCACAAGATGCAATCATTTTGTCGGGGTAATCTTTGTATTTTGATATATCAAATGGCCACTCATCAGAATTAAGTCGCCTAGACCCAAGAATCTTGGCATTTTCATAGAAGCACTTTGCTTTTCCGTACTCATCAGCTTCGTAGTAAATGTCCCCCAAAAGGCACCAAAATTCGGCCATCAATGGCTTCTCTGCAAAACAATACATCAGCAACTCAAGTGCCTTGCGTTGATCTTTTAGAACGTAGCAATAAACTGTGGCCATATAATAGCGAGTCATTATCGAAGCCATTGTCATTTTCTTTTCTTGAAATAAGAAATGGTTGGCAAGGTCGATGAATTCTTTCCACTTGCTTTGTGTAAGAAAAATGCAGGCTTTGTAATAGTGGTATTCAAAAGCCATTGGGTTGTTGCTTTTCCAAGCCTCTAACAATTCGAGATTTCTCTCTGTCAGGTCTGGTGGTGTGGATCGAATATAGATGCCAGTCGGCCCAGCAGTTCCCGGTATAATTTCGTAAACCGGGTTTTTATATTTGATTTTTCTGCTTTTATGCCACAACCTGATCGGCTTGGTTATCAATGTGTTTTGAATGATATTACAACGATAATTACCTTCATCTAAACCTTCTATCTCTTCCAAACCAGTCAAAACTTCTTCCCAAGGTTCAAGCTGAAGGTTCCATTCTGTTTCTTTTTGACACAACTCATTGCGAATAGCACTAAGATCATTACGGAAATTCATCCGAATGACTTCGCCATATTTCTTGCAAATATCTGCCGTCTTGTCTGTGCATCCTATGTCCGCAAATAAAAACTTTGCGTTCAATGAAGACACTGAATCAATCGCTTTTTGAATCGTTTTTTGATTGTTCTGTATTACCATGTGAATCGTTATCATGGAATCTAGTCCTCATTAAATGCTCGAATGCATCGGCCTCATTTTTCATACCTTTGTTTCTATAATAAGTCTGTAAATCCTTATAGAACTTAGGTGCGAAGGGCTTGTCGATCATGTCGCTAAATAGTTTAAATAACTTTAACAATTTTGCCCCCGTTAGAAATTGTTTGGCAATGCAAAAGCCGTGGGAAGGTTCCTGTTCAAAAAAGCCTTGGCACTACAGAGTTACGGCTGTAATTCCTTGTATGGATACATACGATTCATTGGAAATTGCCGTCAAGCTGCTCCAACTACAAAGTGAAACACCATACATTGTTATTATTGACACAGGCAGTCTTCCAGAAATCTATTCTAAAATAGAAAGTCTTCGCTCAGAAAGTGTGGAAGTTCATTGCCTTCGCTTAAATTCTACAACACATCCATCAGATTTCCCAGCAATAGCAATGGATTTGGCATTTTCTTTGTGTCGCACTCCCTATCTGTTTGCTACCCACGCTGACGTTTTTCTCAAAAAGAAGACGCTTCTAGCTGACATGATTGATCTTTGCGAAAAGGAATCCCCGGTTGTCGGATATGAAATCAGCCCTCGCAGCCATGATGACTGGAAAGGAATGGTTTCTCATACTGCAACCATGTACCACATGGCAACTATGGACAAAATTGGCTTTGGATGGAGTCTCCGAAGACTTTGCAATCTGTTTAATATTTCTGATCCACGACCAAATCCCAACCGCCCATGTTGGCCAGATACTGAGTTATTAGGGAACTATTTACTTAGGAAAAATAATATCGTTCCACTTTTGATTGGAAAAGAACAAAACTTCCAAAGAACGAATGATGAAAATATAGACCATTTCAGGAGTTATACGTCATCAAAATTATACAGTAATAGCTATTTTAAGATGGCTAGTGAATGGTATGAAGAGGCACGGACTAAGGCTCTCGAAAGAATGTGTGAATGGGTGAAAGAATGAAAGTGAAAAGTACAATTAGCGCAGTAGATAGATACCCAAGTTCTTTTGAAACGTCCTCTCGAAAAGAGGATAAGGAGAGGAATGGCCAACGAATACCTAAACAACAAAAAGTTCGAGAGTTTGATTTCTAAATTTCTGACGTGTAAGAAAGAAAAAACCAAGTATTTACTTTTAATCGAGGACATACGGGAAACAGAAGCAAGAACATCGAATCGAAAGAAATATAAGAAGCCCGATAATTGGGAAGAAATAGAGAAGACTTTTGCCTCACTTGTGGCAGAATATCAAGAACTTCAAGGAGAGTTGACGACGGCGTTCTATCTCTTATCTGAGAATATTGTCAGATACCGCAAGTTCAATCTTATTGATCCCGATGATGCAATTCAAGAAGGTGTTATGATTTGCTTTGAAAAAGTAGATCGTTTCGATCCAGATAAGGGAAAAGCCTTCAATTACATGACGACTTGTATTATCAATCATTTCCGGCAGCTTTATAGGACCGCTCGAAACTACAATGAACTCAAAAAGAAGTATCACGATTTTTTATCTGTAAAGGTGGACCAGCCGATTCCACCGATGCGAGCGAATAAGCAATTCTACAAAAAACAAGATATTAACGCCAAATATTGACATTGGTGTTTTTTCCATTATAATTATTGAGGGCTAATAGGTGCAAAAACACCTATTGGCCGTTTTTATCTAGGAAATACTTGAAATATGAACAATGGCGATCTTATAGAACAAATTGAAAAACAGGAATTGCTCCAAAAATTGATCGACAAAGGTTATGGGAATCTGATCGACGCTCTTTTAAGTAACGAAAAAGAAGTATACACAAAAAAAGGCAGACTCAACAAAAGTGGAGCCTGCCGTGTTTTAGGTTGGAAGCCTAAAGAGCTTGATGAAGCTCTGGCTCAATGCCGTGAAATACTTAAAAGGGATATATTCACCGAAGATGGCGAAGATGACGACGAAGATTCTAAGCGGTAATTACATACGCTCTGTCGTATCTTAGGGTCAATTCCAAAGTTACTATATCACTGGATGCCATATCCAAGTCTCCGAATTCTACGGCTTGCGGCCAAATAGATTCAAAAACCCATTGCTCAATGGTTTTTCCGCAACCGTCGTAGAGTTCTAGTCTGGCGGTGTTCTTTTTGAACCCGTCACAGGAAGGAACCCAACGAGCATCTTGTTGAGGGTCATAGACCTCTTTTATCCACTCAAAGACCGGGTGTTGACTTGACCCCGGTTTTTTTATGTCATACAAGCTGAGTGTGATCGGTTTCCATTCGGGCTTAGCTGGGAAATATACAGTCTCATTTAAGTGTTGAGCTTCCATTTCCTTGAAGCTGAAGCTCGGTCTGGCCCCTCTCGATGGCGGAAGTGTGTTTACACCTTCGGCGGAAACATCGGGGATGATTAACAACCAACGATGCTTTCGCTTGAAACAGGCTTCGGGACTTTCTAGCCCAAAGTCCAATCCCATGTTTCTTCCGTTACAACCCATTCTACTCCTTTGTCTATAAAAAAAGCCCCACACTAAGAAAGTATGAGGCTCTTAAATCTCTATCTAAAGTGATTTGAAGGTTAGCAACCACCGCAGCAAACTGTGATCGAGCCACCGCAGAAGAGTTCGAGTTTAACTTCAGCATAACGAAGGGTTAGTTCGATTGTTACTTCTTCCGAAGAAGAGTAGTCCAATTCGCCAAAGTTAACGGCTTGCGGCCAAACTTGTCTGAGTGTCCACTTTTCCATTACAGTACCGCAACCATCATATAGTTGCAAAGTACCAATGCCTGCGTAACCACCACTGTTCTGTCCAGCACCAATCTTGGACGCTTGAGACAAGCAGACCGGATCAGTAAAGTTGTAAACTGTGGCCAACCAGCTATAAAGACCCGACATACCAGCGCCGCCGTTACCAATGTCATAGTAGGTGACGGTGATGGATTCCCAAGTCCCTTTACCCGGAAGGAACATCTTGCCGTGCAAGAAGTTGATTTCGGTTTCTTCAATCGTCAAGTTCGGGCGAGACGCCAACTTGACATAGTGTGGCGGAATGGCTGGACCGCAAGGGGATTCCAGCGCAAACGTCCATCTATACTTTCTTTTGAATACCAAATTGGTGTTGGACGCTAATTCGCCCAAACCCATATTTTGTTGTGTACATGCCATATTAGTTAATCTCCTATAGTTTTATCCAATATTAGAAAGTATCAGCATTCTCACCGAAGCTGCCTGTACGGTGTACAGAGAACTCGATGAAGATGAATTCTGCGGCTCGAACTGGCTGTACACCGATTCTGGCACGGAATTCGTTGCGGTCAATTACGTCTGGGGTATTGAGTTCTTCGTCAGCCTTGATGATGTAGGCGTATAGACCACGGCCCACCAAAACTTCTCTCAAGATACCATCTGCAATGTCTCGGAACTTCGAGCGGAAAATTTCATCATGTGGATCGAAGATCAATACACGGGATGCGGCTCTAATTCTCTTCTCAATGTAGAACATCAAACGTCTTACGTTGACACGATCCAAAGCTGTCGGTCTACGCTGCAAGGTCTTTTGGCCCCACACCACAAAGCCCTCGAAGTCGTTAAACTGTACAATTGGGTTGATGCAGTTTCTGTAACCATACATCAAGTCTCTTTCTTCAAGAGATGGACGGCTATAAACATCTGTAATACCCGGAACTGTACCACGGTTCAAACCAGCAGGAGCAAACCAAGGCTTAGCCAAGTAGTCGTTTCTGGCATATACAGCCATTACCGAACCGGATGGTGGAACCCATACGTCAACTTGGTTGAAGTTGTCACGAATCTTTACCCACGGCCAGTACATTGCACCGAAGTCCGAGTCGAATCTTGTGAGATTCAACGGGTGGGTGCCGTTTTGCCATGCGATGATTTCGTTGACCGTCAAACCGAATGGTGGATCAATGATCGCCATGCAGTCCATACGGACGTTCTGACATAGATCGAGCAATGCCGTTACTACCGTTGTGCTTGGGTGTCCCGGTACTGCAATCAAGTCAATATCAATTTGCTCAGGTTCACTTACTGTGTAAATACCAGTGTAACCTAGTTGTTCACCGATCAAAAGATCGTCTTGCTTATCTGGGTCGGATGGAATACCGTCAGAACCACCGCTTAGGCTGTATGTTCCGTTTAGTGGACCAGCGCCTTCAGCAGTATTGTCGGATACTCTAATCCAGTCAGATACCAATGCCATGTAGGTTTCTACATAGAATCGGCTTACAGGGTTCTTGGTTAGGTTGCCCCATGCTTCAAGTTGTACCCCGTTGTTGAATACTTCAATCGTAAAGTTGTTGTCACGAGTGTTGTTTGTAATTCTTACTTGTGTGCTGTTGCCGTCGATACCGGGGCTGTCAGCAGTTACCGTGAAGGTTACTCTTCCATCTACGTTGTCAGAACCAGTTACACGACCAAAGCTCTCTACAGCGGCATCGCCAGTTACACCCAATGGGCTTGTGCCGATTGCGGTTGTGGTTGGGAAACCAAATAGTTGCTCTGCTGTGCTTGCTGGCTTGATACGGATTCTTGCGTCACGTCCGTGGTGGAGGGTGTAGAATTGGAGGGTTGTACCACCAACTACTGTGCATTCCCAACCGCCCGGTAATGCGCCGCCGTTCTCGGCCTTCTGATTGTTAATTTCTTCTGCAACTTCGTTAGCTGTCCAAGAAGCGCCTTCCAAGTCGGCAAGGTCGATGGTCTGAACTACGTTGTCAATTGTTACGTTGTCAGTTCCGTCTACCACGATTTGTAGGTTCAAATTGGTCAAACCGGAGAAGTCATAAATACCCGGTGTCTGATAGCCGACGTTCGGATACATGGAGTTGGCCGCTGTTACGGAAGCAACTGTCATGCCTGTACCCAAGCCAGTTGGGTTGCCGTCTACTACTGCACCACCGTAGATCGCATTCTGAACAGATACGAGTTCGAGTTCAGAGTCAGGACCATAAGCCCAAATGCCCTTTACTCCAAGTGTGTCTGTTGCTGTGATGTAGAATTGAATTCCGTCATTCTCGAAGTCGAGTTGGTCGTTAAGATCGTCAACAAGCTCGTCTACGTTGTAAGTTCCATCAAGGACTACAAGAGTCTTAACAGACATTACGCCATTGAGTTTCCAACGGAAGAAGTGGTCGCCATCGAAGGTGTAAGGGCCGGGAGTGTCAGATTCGATCATGATTAGATCGCCTGCTGCCGGTACATCAACCGTCGCTGTTTCTGCTGCTTCATCACTTACTGGATCGGTGTCCGCAACACGAACGACATACAATTCGTTCGCAACAAGCAAATACTGCTCGGCTGCATAAAGTAAGTATGGATCACCCACATCTGGGTGTGGATAACCGAAAATTGTATGCAACTGACGACTGGTCGCTACGACTGTAGGCAAATTAACTGGACCTTTGCTTGCAAAACCAATCAAAGCCGCTCTGTGAAACGACTGCTCAGGAGCAATAAAGCTCAAATCTTTTTCTGTAATTCTAACACTTGGGCTAATCGTATTAGAAGGCGGGAATCCCCTTAATATCGCCATAGTCTTATTCTCCCTTTCGTAACTTATTTGGTACTTGTTTTACGGAAATCAATCCTGATTTTTCTGCTCTATCTATATAGTCAGTTGCTCTTTCATCTTCTAAGTAATAAATGTTTTTTTCCGAACCAATGCCCGGCACGTTTAATACGGTGAAGGATCGAGGAGTCTTTCTTGACCTAATAACTAGCTGAACTGGAAATCTGTTCTTGTTTCTAATCTCTAACATTCTAGCTCCTTAATGGATTCTTCCAGCCTCGCCAAAACCTCAGTTATTTCTTCATCTTTTAGACCATCTACAAATTCGATGCGTGTCTTGAGGACCGCCTTCTTCCTTTGTATAGGTTGAGGTATATATGTTTCTGCTGTTAGATTAAATTCATATTTTATCACTCTAACTGCTTGGTCGCCGGGTTCGTAATCACCGCTATTAGCTATAGAGTCCAGCTTGACAATAACCTCGTAAGGTACGCCTGATACTCGTATGTATGCAGTTTGGCTAAATTTTGTGATGATTTGTTCCAATATTTGATTCATGTCTTCGACATAGAGTGTCCAAGCCGTTAGCGTATAGCTAATATCTACTGGAATACCTCTCGCAACCCCGAAAACCGTGTCACGATCATATTTTTCTTTAATCGTAAAACCCGGCTTTCCGTCAGGACGGAGATGGTTCATATAATCTAAAGCCTTGTGATAGACGTACCTATCCAGATTCATTTGAATATCTGAGTCAACGATTGCCAGCATGGGCAATCGAATACGATCCACTACAAGTGTTTCGTCTTTTCTTACATTGTCCAACAAAATGGCAGCTACCGCTTTTTCCTGTGTACCCCAAATAATTGGAATAGGGTGGGCCTTCCCATCTTCATCAATTACCACCAAATCTCTAAACAGGTCTTGCATTGCGTCATCGCACGCTCTTTTAGATTTGGAATAACGATAAATTGTGTTGCGGTCGGTCCCATCGTTGATAATGTGACCCTTTTGCATCGGGTCGCAAAGAGCTTGAGCGCCTAGACCAATCTTCTTGTTTGTTGTATCTTTGAGCCAATTGAGAGACTGATCGTTTACAGCCCGCTTATTCATCGGGTCTGGATCGTGATCGCAGTATGGCGGTGGAGGATCAAGGTTGGGAACCGATTGGAATCCAACCTCGCACTCGTTCAATGATTTTTGATTGTGGTTAATTTCGTTGCTCATTTATCCTTCTCTGCTTAAAATAGATATGTAGGAGAACATCAAAAATGTCCGACTCTATAAGAGTAAAGTACCGCACTTGGTATCAAAGTAATCCGCCCAAGCCTATTAAGTTGCAAATTCCCGGCTGGGCGGGCCAAGATCACTCGCCTATGGAGGCGGGAAAAATTCAGCCGTGGCAGTGTCCGCCTTTTACCGAAGGTAATACTTACGGTTTAGAATTGACCTATCCGTTCGATACCGAGTGCCACATCCGAGTTGTTGATGGACAAATTCGTTTTGAAGGTGATTTTACAGAAGAGTTGAAAAAGGTTGCCCCATTCAATATTCCCCTTCCACCATTTAAGTCTTTTTCTCCCGGCTATTTCGGTATGACTTCCTGTCTCGACATAGATGTGCCAGAAGGGTATATTTTACGAATCGAACCACATCCCCGTTTTTATACCGACGATACTTGGACTGTGCCTGCCGCTATGCCCGGACATATCCAACCACAATGGTGGACTAAAATATTTTTCGTGGTATTTAAGTATCCACGACCGGGGCAAACATATATTTTCAGAAAAGGGGAACCTTACGCTCAAGTATTGATATTGCCCAGAAAAGTTTCTTATGACATAAAAGAAATGACGCCCGAAGAAGTCGAAGAGCGACAGAAGAGAGATTGGCAAATCACTCAAAACGCCCAGAAAATCTCAAAAAGCGTTAAAACGAGCCACGGGCATGACTTCGATCACAAATATCAAATATTACGAAGCATTTATCTCAAAAAAGGGAAAGAAGGCGTCAATGAGTTTTTGGATGGACTCGAAAAGAAGAATAGCCCGAAAATTCAGAATAAGTTTATAGTGCGAAAAAAGAAATATGAAGATTAAACTTTACACCAAATTGACGAAACGGAACCTACAGGTAAATCCGTTTATTATTTTGCCACTTCCCTTACCCAAACCCAAGATTCCGTTTCGTCTTTTTTTGGATGTTCATATGCCAAATTTATATCAGTCACCCAAGGTTATTGTTGAGGTTGCTGAGCCGGTTGCTGCCCCGCTTGAGGTTGAGCCGGTTGCTGAGCCGGTTGCTGGCCCGCTTGTGCTTGCGGTGCCGCTGGCTTAGGTGCCGCTGCCGCTTGCTGCCCTTGTGCCGACAACATCGGGTTCTTTCCTAGTTCTTCAAATGTCTTCTTCAAATTTTGGTCTTGGATTTGTGGAACCAACTTTTGAATTTGTGGCCATAACTTCTTAATTTCTTCTACAGCTTTATCATTGGCCGGTTGAGCCGTACCTTGGCCTTGTGCCTGTGGCGGCTGTTGTGCTTGCGGCTGTCCGGCAGGAGCGGGTTGCCCACCAGCAGGAGCAGGCTGTGCAGGAGCGCCCGCAGTATTCTCACGAATACGCCGTTCCTGATTCATTTTTTTGTAAAACTCGTAAAAAGATGACATTCTATTTTCCCCTTTTGTATATTTATTACACAATTTTGATTTTTGAATCAGGTTGTTTTTGTGTGACTTTGCCCTCGCCAGTTGTAACGCTTTCTTGGAATCTGCGGCAAATCAGTTCTAATCTTAACGCTCCCCACATTTTGAACTCGCCCAAGTTCCTTTGAACTACTTCCCAATTCTCTCGAAGGTGTGGAGTAAACAACCTCGAACCAATTTTGGGTGGATGCCCTATACTTTTAAGAGTTGCACGATAATTTACTTCAAACTTCATTTCATCTGGGGCGTCGATACCAAATCGAGTTAGCTCATTCTGTGAGGGTATTGGTTCGTAATTACACCACAACATGACTGGATTATTGGAGAATAGCTTTCCACGATCTTCCAAATAAAGCGGATCAACAGTTTGTGGTTGAATCAGGACTTCATAGTAATATAAAGGAGAGCCACCACGTTTGATTGCTTCTTGATCCCAATCGTTAAACAAATCGTGTTCAGGGGCATCAGGATTAAACTGCTGAATGCTACCCGCCAACGTGTAGGGCGTTCCATCCTGATTTCTTAACATTACTCTCCTCCGGTTGCTCTCTTGCGTCCTCCGGGTTTCTTTACTCTGTTGAATCTTAAACCTGAAAGAAGACCTAAATCTTTTCTAGCCTTTTCTGTTGCGGTGCGAATAAGATCAATGATTCTTCCTGCTGTAGAACCACCTACACCCAATTTATCTTGTACATCCTGCCAATTTAAAGAAGAAAGCTCTTCTCCTGAAATCATGTCTAATAATCTCAAAGCCTGAACCGTCTTTTGGTCGTCGGCACGTCCTGCCATCGAACGAATCTGATTTTTAATGGCATTCATTAAGGTTGTGGCTTCTCCGCTCTCATCGCCCAATGTTCTTACTTCATCATCGTCGCCAGTGTCCATAATGCTGCCACTGCCTACAACCGTACCTTTAGTTACGTCTCTATCTCGTCCAATATCGTCTTCCCCCGCACTGCGAGTGCCAGTCTTGATATATGTGTCATATTCCATGCCACGATTTTTGCCTTTTACTACCTTAGATCGCTGTGAATATCCTTCTGATCTACGACGCAAGGCTGTAACAATAACACTGGTAAACCACCGTCCTTTATCTTCGGGTGACTTATCTAAAATCCCCAAGAAAGCCTGACGTGTTGCTCCACATTCATTTGGATCAGCTTCGATTCCCTTTTCAGCTTTTCTTCCCAAGAATTTGCCTTGAGTCATACACATATAGGCGTCTGTGAGAGCTTCACCCAATACAGTAGCAAAGGCTTCTGTATCACGCTTGAAAACAGACCCGCCGCTACTTGCCGACATTGCAAGATTGACCCAATTCACGCCAGAAGTTTTGAATAGCGAATCGAATGCGCTATTCCAATGTCCCAACTCACTACTGAGGGATTCATTTAGTTTGTTTTTGAATTTGAGTTCCGAAATAGCTTCGGTCCACACGTCTCGTAGTTCTACGATTTGGAACCACAAATTAAAGTTCATATTTGCCATGATTGTATATATCCTTCCTACCTTTTTCCGGCGTAGCTGATAATAAACAAAAAAACCTTCTGCCTGTATATAGGCAGAAGGTTTTTTTGTTATTGAATTTTAAAGGTCAAAATCAGTCTAAAGTGACTTTGGGTGTAATAGCAATCTCGCCACCGCCTGCTGGCAACTGGAACGGAGCGCCTGAGAATTTCTCAACCCACAGTAAGTTTCCGCCTGTTTGGGAAGTTACATAATACCCGTAAACTGTCACTGCCGTCGTGAAAGTAAAGGTCTGTTCACTGTAAACCGCTGTCGTCGTGCCGTTCGTTTGGGTCGTCGTCCAAGATGAACCCACAAGTGTAATTGGAGCATAACCAGTAGCTCCTACCGCTTCAGTAATAATTGAAGTTGTAATGCTGTCGTTAACAGTTGGATTATTGGTGTAAAGTCTAAGAACTCTCTGTCCACCGGCTGGTCCGGCTGTGCCATCTGTTGCCAACATATTGACGAGATATTGCAACATCAGAATTTCAGCAACGTCAGGTACTACTAATGCCATATTTCACTCCTACTTTTCTTCTATTTATAGTTGTCTCCAATTTTTTTTGAGAAATTTATTTGGTCCTACTTCTATATAAATGGAAAAGGAACCACAATGCGAAAATTATCTCAAGGCGAAGTCGAAAGAATCTTTGAAGACCAAGGTTGTAAACTTTTGTCGCAATATAAAGATAGTAACACTTCGCTAGAATATGTATGCTCTTGTGGCAACAAAGCTAAAAATAACTTGAAGAGATTCAGGTCTGGTGCCAGATGTAAAAATTGTGGCAACCTTAAAAGTTCCAAAACTAGAGCCTTTGATTATGAGTATATTAGAGAATATTTTGAATCCAATAAATGTACTCTTTTGAGCAATGAATATAAAAATTCTCTAACGCCACTTTGGTACAAGTGTTGTTGCGGCAACGTATCAGAAATTACCTTTGTTAATTTTAGGGCTGGTCATCGATGTCGAAAGTGCAGCTTAAAGATAGGCCCGAAAAACCATAAATGGAATCCCAATAGACAACTTGTTAAAGAAAATGAATCTTTGAGAAAACGATGCTATAATTTATTACACAGGTCTTTGAAATCATTTGGAAAGAAAAAAGTATATAAAACAAGTCAAATGTTGGGATTTACTTCAGAGGAACTTCGTGATTGGATAAATCAAGAAAAATTTAAGCAAATTATTCAAGGTGAGTGGCACTTAGATCATGTATTTCCAATTAAAGCATTTGTTGATTATGGTATTCAAGATTTGAAGTTGATAAATTGTTTAGAAAATTTACAACCTGTTCCAAAGCAGCACAATCTAAACAAGCAAGGAAAATATTGCAAAAAAGAATTTGAATCTTGGCTTACAAAAAAGAGAATAAAATGACTTTGAAAAACAAAGACGGCAGTGTTTATCGTTTGAAGGGACCAAATCCCCTGATGAAAGAACAAAAAATATGGGAGGAGTTTCGTGTCCACAATATGAAGTGGGGTAGCGAAATCCTGCCCGATTCTTCGGAGCTTAATGCGATCAAAACGGACTTCCAAGTTCGTAACAGCTTTATTGACGAACTCGACCAAGCCGCAGCCGCAACTCCTAAAGAACCTGATATTAAAGTAGTAGAGACACCGACGATTTCTGAACCCAAAGTCATTTTGGAACCAAAATCCGAAATAACTGTGGTTGAAAATAAGATCGTTGAGCCTCCACGACCGGAAAATATCGACAATTCTATTCCAAAAATATTTATCCATTGTCTGCCTGCTTTTCTCGAAAACAAAATCGACAATGTTTATGGCGACAACGTGCAAACTCTGAAATATAAATCCCCATTCTCTTTCGAGGGGGTAATTTTGGATCAATCTGATTTGACGTTCAAATTTTGGACTCAGGCAGATAAATTAACCAATCAAATTCTTCAAGGCTCGATCATATACCCCAAAACCACACAAAAGAGATGGTGGAGAGTACAGGAGCGAGTCGAAAAGACTGGTGGTTGGATTATTACATCTCACCCATCCGACTTTCAGCCTCACTTTGAGGCTTGATCCGGGTGAACCACCGTGGCTTTAATGCCCATTTTCTCAAGTTGTTCTTTGTAATCGCCTACAGCTTTGAGATAACCAATCTCGTATATCTCAATCGCCATTTGCAAAAAAGCCTGCACATCTTTATCAGTTAGTAGCGATACGCCAACCCTTTCTACAATATCTTGGTGTTTTGTGTACCGATCTTGTAAAAGTTGGAACATGCTTTTTTGCACATAATGAGCTTTCGGGTTACTGAGATAGCTCATCCACGGATTTAGGTCTGTTGTTGCCATTATAAACTCTTCATTTCTTGGTCTATGTTTAATAGAGCTTGTTGCACTTCATCTTGGTTGGCAGCATTACCGTGATCCCGCAAAATAGCCGCTCTCAGGTTTTCTAGCGATTCTTTTCTCAATCTTGTCAAGAATGTCTGGTGGAAAGCCAAAGCCAAGAAGTCTCGGTTATCTTTCAACACTTTCCAGTCAGGTGTTTTGGCGGCTCTTTCTCTGGCCGATAATGTGCCCACGTCCCTAGCCGCCGCTGCCGCTGGAACTTGTGGGCGAATTGGGATCGGCTGTTTTGGAGCTTGCTGTTGAGGACGTACCGGCGTCGGAGCGACCGCAGGCTTTTGTTCAGCCGGTTTTTCCATATCCAAGGCATCGTAAATAGCGTCTTGTACGCCAGCAGCAATTGCTTCCTCTTTGCCGGGGAAGTTGCTGGCAATCAACTTGGCCAATCGACTTACCTTCTCTCCACCTTGAGGCAATAAAGCTGTCCGCATTTGGTCGCTAGGAACAATCTTATCATTCTCATCGGTGTCGATATTGTTGAGGTAATCATCCCACAACTTGTCGATAGCAACATCCAAATCTTTGTCTTTGCCACCAGCTTGAGCTTGTTGTGGTTGTTGTTGAGCTTGCTGTCCGGCTCGCAATTCATCCGAGTCAGAGTATTTTCTTGTCAATGGGTGTTGTGCGAAGTTGGCCACCAATTGTGCAGACGTTTGTGCTTCCTTGGTAATTGCCGCCATGACTTCATTAGCTGCTTGTTCTACATCTGATGTATAACCATCGACTTCAATCATCTTCTTAATCAATTCATAGATTTGTAGAGCTACAACCTTCTTGTCTTGAATAGATTTTGAAAGCAATGTAATGATTTCTTGGCCCACATCTTGACGGCTTCTTTCTTTTGCGACCTGAGCCTCAGCATCAGCACTTCCGGCTTCTTGTCTCAATTCGTCAAGCAAAGCACGCATTTGGCGTACATCGTAAGGGAATTTGTGTTGACCAGAAAGTTGTTTTCTATTTACTGTGTCTCCAAGTTCGTCACGATAGAAGCCTCTGTCTCTCAATTTTTGACTTACAATATCTTGAGTTGTGGCCGAGCTTTCTTCGCCCGTCTCTGCACTCTTTGTGGCACGGTCCATTGAAGTTTGACGCAAGGTTGGATCGAGAATTCTCTTTCTACGAGTTCTGCCACCCTCGTGGTCTTGCTGCATAATCATGCTTGTTTGCGTTTTGGCAAATGTAGCACGCTTGCTTGGTTCCAACATATCTGGGTCATTTAGATTCTGTTGCATTCTTTGAACAATGATTTGGTGAATTTCTTCGATGTTGTTCAAACCGATATTTCTTTCCCATACCGTGGCTTCACCGCAGTCGGCACTCTTCAAGCAGCTTCTGATGCCACGAATAATGTCGTCGTAGAATAAACCGCCTTCTCCCGTGCGGTCGAATCGTCCTTGACTGTCCAATTTGTTTATCTTCATGGCAGTTGTTGGACGTGGACGATCATCTCCCGGCTCTGGGCCGAAGATTTGGAACATCTTATCGTGATAATCTTTGTGGCCGTATTCGAGTGGTTGAGCGCCTGATGTATTTTGATTTAGCGACAAAGCCCCCGCAGCATATACGCCTTTTCTGCGTGTTGCCCTTTGGATTGCCTCGTAATCATCTGGGTGAACGTCAACATAATCTTTTTGATAACCTCTTCGTTCCTCATCTGGGATGGCAAGTTTTGGCTGACCAGTTCTGGGGTCAATGATGATTTTGCCCTCCTCGTCTGTTTCATAGTCTTCGGGCAAAATGCCGATAGACCGGAAATATCCAGCCGGACGAACATATGGCATGTCGATTTTTGTTTTAATTTCTCTTCCGTCTTTATCGACCTCTATAATTTCCTTCTCAAAGTGTGGAAGGTGTACGGTTTGACGTTGATCGAAAGGAATACCTTTCCAATGTTGATGATGACCGGGAATTGGCGGGCCAGAAATACCACCATTTCGTTTGAGCCATTCAATGTCTTGTCGAGCGAGACGTACAGCCTCCGCACGTTTCTTATCATTAGATGGGAAACTACGGGGATTAACTTCTTCGCCGCTGAGAGTTTTGAAAGGAGCGTTAGCCAAACCTAGAAGGGTATAGTATTTGGATTCTAGTGGGTTCTGATATTTTTTACGGATAAACGAGTCTTGTACATGCTCGCCACCGCCCTGTCGTCCGCCCTTTCCGGCTGCAACGGGCTGAAATCCCTTTACTCTAACCTTCTCGCCAGAAGGCAACTCGATTTCTTCTCCCGGTCGTGGCAAATCGCCATATATTCCGTGAGCATTTGTTGCAAGGAAATCCTTCATGCGATCCACAACTGTTTGGTGGGATGGCATTTGCATACCTTGGGTGCTGTGAGGAATATCGCTATCCCCAGCTTTCTTTTTTGGTCTTCCTTCTTTAACGCCGTGTAAATCGTATCCATATTGACCAGTTTCGTGTCCGTATTTTGACAGTCCGGTGTGTGGAGCGTGTTGGTGGCCTCTTGTTCTTTCCAATTTGTGGATTAAACGATTGATGAATGGGTGAGCTTTAATCCTTCGGACACCTTTGCCTTGCCCACGGAATTCATAAACTCTGGGTTCGTCATTGACAGTATCTGGCATCGCTTCTTCGACTGCATAGTAAGCAATATCTTTTGCAGCACCCGTAGCAGCTTTTTCTAGGTTTCCGCCTCTGTATCTTTCGGCCCATTCTGGGCCGTAGTTATTTTGGATTTGTCTCAAAGTGTGCGGGGGCACCATATCTCTAAGCATGTCGAGGTTGCCCGACAGGAGAGCTTGTTTGATTTTCTGAACCAATTCCTCGTATTTTGGACCCCGTGCTTCCTCTCTGGCTCTCAAAGCAGCATATAAATCGTCGTGGTAGCGAGCGTGCAAAGCACGACCCCAAAGGTCTGGTGGGAACTGCTGTAAAAATTCAATGTCATCATTATCAATACGAATAGGATGCTTCGCTACGTCGCCTGTTGCACTGGCCGTAGGATCATTTGGGCTAAACGGTCTAGCCATCTCGAAGAGCTTAGGCATATATGCATTGACATATCTCCTGTCTTCGGTAAAAAATTTGGTTTTGAAGAAATCTTTGAAGTTAACGGCTTTCATTTAATTACAACCCCATTTCGTAATCCCGAAACTATATATTAGCATGAGCAGCAATATGTTATTTATTCCCCGACCCAGCAAAGAAGAGTACAGTGCTTACGCCAACTGTGCTTCTTGCAATGATTTAGGTGCAACCGATCCCTTGGTAAAAATCGGTCCCAGACGTTCCAGACTCAAAGTTAGAGAACAAATTAAAGAATATGTTCTCACTATGCTGGGTGCCCCGGTAATTCAGTTAGAGCTAGACGAACAACAAGTTTACAATGCAATTGATTTTGCTCTTCAAATATTTGAAGACTATGCTCCTGCTGAATACTTCCAATATTACACCTTTTATGCTACGCCGGGGCAAAGCGTTTACGAATTGCCAGCCGACGTAGGATACGTTCGTAATATCTATTACAAAGAAACCGCTAATTATGCATTTTCTTCATCAGATTTAGGTGGTGTAATCCCCCTCGAATACATGGGAGCGGGTGCTTATGGCAGTATTGCAGGCGGTATTAACCCTCAACAGCCTGTCTGGGGCAAGATGGGCGAATGGGTCTTGTACAAACAATATGAGGATATGTACAACCGAATTTCAGGTCAACAGGGTGGCTGGGAATGGCTTGGCGGATACAATCACGTCAAATTGTATCCTACCCCTTATAGAAGTTTCCCGGTAATTGTTCGATATTTGCAACGCCGACCGGACTTTGCAATGGTCACTCAGGCCATGCAAGAAGGTGCTTTGGCATTTGCCAAGATTATTCTCGGCAGAATTCGTTCTAAAATTCAGAACCCACCCGGTCCCAACGGTGGCATTCAGTTGGACGGCCAACAAATTCTTCAAGAAGGGCTGGAAGAGAAAAAAGAATGGGAAGAAAAGCTACTCAATAAATGGGGCGATTTGCTTGGTCCTTCTATGGGGTAAAAATATGAAGTCATATAAAGAATGGTATCAAGAAAAGAATATCGGTGATTCCGGCGAGCTTAAATTCCTCAGCAAAGATGAATTTACCAAGCTCGCCTTGGAGTATTTCGGTATTGTTCTTAAAGGTAATTTGAAAACCTATTTTGAACATCGTGAAAATATGCTTGTCGAAGCAGTTGAAACTTCTCGATACGGTATTGAAGTCAATTATCGCACCAAAAAAGACGAAGTTTTGGAAGGTTTCGCCAAGGTTGCTTTGGGGTATGTAAGTGCCGCTCTCAAAAATAATGGTTATCACACAAAACACGTTTTTACAGAAAAACCTCTTCGTTTATTGGTTTCCACAAGAAATTGGGACGATGGCGAATGGGCTGGTGTTGTCACTTGGAATGCAGAACATGCCTGCTTTGTAATATCCAAGGGATTTTACAATCGTGAAAGAAAGACGGTTTCCATTCAGACAAATAAGAAATGTGACGCCGATAATGCAGCAGAAATAGCCAAGGAATTGAACAATATGATGCATCACTTGAAGGATCAACCTGATCGTCATCAAGAGAAATTGAAACCAGTTCCGTTAAAGAGAGGGCCAAAGGGATGATTTGTTGCCACTGCGGAGAACCCAGCAACCAAGATATTTGTGATGGCTGCTTAGCGTGGGGCGTTACTCAAGAAGACGTATTCCCCACGTTCTCTGAACAATTTCACAGAATCGGAAAAGACGGCAAGCGTTATTGGCATCAGTCCGGGGCCGGAATCCTTTTTACGGATGGACATTCTATTTTGTTGCTAAAGCGGAAAGAGCCGAGCGACAATGCAGGGACGTGGGGAATTCCGGGTGGCGGCGCTAAAAAGGGCGAAAGCCCCATCGCTACGGCGTGGCGTGAAACCAAGGAAGAGTGCGGTGCTGGGCCTCAAGGCTACCAAATCGAAAAGTTCCACGAAAAAGATGGCCACCACAACTTCCACGTCTTCATGTACAGGATTTCCAAGCCGTTCGAGTGCGAAATCAGTAAAGAACATAGCGAGGCTAAGTGGATACCCATCAACGAGTTAAGCAAATACAAATTGCATCCTAAAATGGCCGAACACTGGCCGTCATACAAACGTGTGATAGATCGTAAAATCCCCAAGAACTCGTTCTCGGAGTGGTTGGCGAGCAAAAATGTGCTTGACAGCCAAAAGTAGAAGGGTACAATCTGTTCTGTTGTAAAGCCGAAATAATTTTGAGGCAAAACATGAACGCCACAGAATGCCAAAGAATTTGTGTTGATTGTA